GGTTGTAGACCGATGCAAAGATTTATCAACTAATCAATCATTCGGAGCAACGACCAATTTAACATACAAGTTAAAACAGGATCAGATAGAGTTTATAAAAAATGAACTTGGTGGTAGGATTGGCACATCCTGGGATCCTAAGATTCGGTTCACTAATAACAAGCAATATAAGTTGTGGCATTCTAACGTTAAGACCTTGCTAGCCGAAGGCATTCACGTCAAGTTGTTTATAAGCGTCACTCGAGATACGATCTCTTATAAGCCGATCACGTTACTGCGATGGATTCGTAGACTTGGAGTTCAAGAAGTATCGTTTGAGCGGTTAACAAGTAACGGATCAGCTAAGATGTTTCCACACATTTTCCCAACTAATATAGAGCTTAATAAGTGGTTTGTAGACCTACACCTCGACTCCGAACATTATCAGGCTCGCAATTGGTTTGATAACGAATCTTTAGAGAACATATATTCTAAGTTTGAAAAGGGGTACACTTGTGCTGGAACTTTCTGTAGAGATTGTGAAGAAAAGATTTTCACAATAAACGCGGATGGCACAATATCTGGTTGTCCTAATGCTGCACCAGAGTTTCATTATGGATCAATAGACGACACTGTTAGCGCCATTATAAATAGTCCAAGAAGGCTTCGTAGTATTGTAGAAGAACGAAGCAGAAACCCTAAGTGCTACACATGCCCAGTCTTTCAGTATTGTAATGGCGATTGCCATCAGTTAGAATGGCAAGATGACATATGTGGAGCTCCGAAGAGTCTGATGAAATTATTGGCTAAGATGGAATAAGTATGGCTACTTTAACAAATAACATAAATGACCAAAACGTAGTAGACCGTTTCGCTGACTATGTTGTTGCAACTGCAAATGCTAGTATTATATATGCTGATAATGCTAACCCATTCGCACCAACTTATTCATCGTATTTCCCAAACATATGGGGTGGCTCGACAACGGGTAAAACGATCGGTATCACTGGAACAAACTTAGGAGGTACTGGATCACTTATTACTGCTGCAACAATCGTAAGTGTGTTGCGTGCAGAAACTACCGCATATACTCGAATTAGAAACCTCAGAGCAGTATTAACGATTAGTGGAGCTGGCAATACCGTCGGTGCTGGTACTAGAGTCGATGCTGGCCCGATTACTGGTCAGGGTCCTGGAAACATTATTGACGTCACTGGTAAAGCAAATCTTAGCACAACATATCTGCAAACTTTAGGCGCGACTGCGTCAACTGGTATAGCTACTGATAGTGATATTAATACTTTGAATTTAGAAACATTTTTTACGAATTTGCGAACTGCATATACTACTGCTAGGGATACTGTACAACTACAGCAAGTTACAGTATGTCACGCATCATGTCACAGCAATTGCCACAGCTCGCGTGGTCGGAGATAATATTATGAGTGTCATTTACACCAAAGCCCCTATCGGTTTAGAAGACCTGAAAGTGTATTTTCAAGACAAAGATACTAAGTACTTAATCGATTATGGTACATCAGATCTGAAAGGTGAAAAACTATTAACATATCTCGGTAATCTAGATATACCTTGCGATATCATATACGATAATGATGAATCGTTATTTGAAATGGTTGAAGCATATCTCAAGTTTAATCACATTGTAAACATTGAATCGTTAGAGTCAAGAGTAATTGACATGATCTTTCAACGAAAGAATCTTAAGCCACAATTCACACCAGAGATTATTGATAAATTTTCTGGTATGCTTGATCAATGGATTCAAAAATTAGAATCGCTTGTACTCTTCAATATATTCTGTGTAAATGACGAGACACTCAAAGATTATGTTCGCGCACAAAAAGAAGATGATACTAATAGTACAGAAGGTATCAACTTTGTCAGTCTGCTGAAGCATCAAAATTTCTATACCTTTTTCGAAGGTGTTAATGAGTCTGATCTTATATACTACTCTAAATACTTTAATGAATATATGTTTAAAGGAAAAAACTTATATTCGTATTGGGCAAATGAGAATAACCCGATGTTTCTTCTTACTTGGGGAATCGTTACTGGTGGCTTTGAAAACCAAGATTATATAGATGCAAAGATAAAATCAATCGGAGAAGTAGTCGATGTTTCACCTGTTTAATAAAGTCTATATAGATTTTGATGAAAAAATTAATATGAGTTATGATCGAATTATCGTGTCGTCTGAACACGGTGGTAATGAGATTTTAACTGACCTGAAAGTTGTGTTTTATGGTAGTGTTTTAGCTACCGTTAAATCTGTTGATAATCTATTTGGCGAAAGCGCACCATACTCATCGTTTTTAGATATGTTGATTGCAGTAAAAGAGTGCGGTGATGAAAGTAACCGCCCTGTATACATTTACTGTGATTTTGAATCATACTACAAACTAGCTAGTAAATGGCTTAAATTGCTTTTGCCTAATGCTACTACTACAGATGGATGGAAGTTTTTTAAATCACATATGTTCAAAGAAAAGAACTTTATCAACAGCCGTATGTCAGCTACACAGCGATTCGCAAATAGTGTTTCTGAGACTTGGGCTTTAGAAGAAGCGCTATTCACAACTTGTTGGGAAGCAGACGCAGAAATCAGATCTGACTATAAACAATTCATCGATTCTGTGAAATCAAAACTTAGAGTTGAGTTCCTATTAGCGTCTTATCTTTACGATGGCAGATATGCTGAAGAATTAGCTTTTTGTATGTCTCCACTTATCAAGAAAGATATTGAAAAGTTTCTATACGAACATAAAGAAATTTTGCTTGTACACTTCCAAAAACCACTGTTTCAACAGCTACTGCAAGTTCAAAACGGACCATATACGTTTGATAATTTTTATGATATGCCAAACGATCCAGCTCCAATGATCGAAGTAATGTGTCGTCCATCCATTTGGGGTAACACAAAGACGTCTATGTCTGCACCATCTGCTGCTGGCAATATCAACTTGCAAAATATTACAGCAGTTGACATTTCTGTTCTAAGGCAGTATAGTATTGTAACCGGCACAGTTTGGACTGATGAGCAATGGTATACTATACTGAGATCTGAAATAGATAAGCTAGATTTTATTCCATTCTTTGCTAATGGTGATGTCATTAGTGTTGCGGATATGCAGAAAGTTATCGATTATGAACTGCACCATCACAATCATGCTGCCGGTGCATTCTATGCTATCGACCTAGGATCTGTCAATACATACTTCGTTGACTTTATCCTACAGAACCACCAAAATAAAGAACTCCTTCTTAAATATACGTTAGGTTAATAATGCTTGAGAACTTTTTATTGAATGGATTCGCGACTGGTATTATGCAGTCTGATTTGGCTTTTTTGTTTAAGAGATTCCAGTTTGCTGATTGCAACGATGGTGATTCTGAGATAGACCCTGAAGCAGTAAACTTGCTAAATGCACTACACTCATTCATCAGCAATACTTATGTGTCACCTCTATTTAGTGAATACACCATTGCGCGAAGCTGTATGTGGACCGGCGTGGATAGTCTATCTAAAGACTGGCATAATGATAACTGTGCAGAGTTCAACAGCAATTTCTTAATATATCTAGACGATGGGGAGACCTACGGTAACTCTATTGAGATCAAAACACCTTCTGAAGAGTTTAAAATCTATCCAAAGAAGAATCAATTTGTATGGTTGAACCAAGACAAAAAATTCTTGCACAGAGCTACTCATGTCAGTGGTCCTAGACGCCTGTTGTCATTCGAGTTTAAGATACCAGCCATTCCATGAGCATATATGATGTAATTGGCCAGAAGGTCATTGATTACGCAGAAATCGTAGTCTGTTTATTTGAACATTGTAATCTTGCGTGTGTATTCTGTCCTCAGGATCACCGATCAATAGTTGGCGCGAGTAGAGAAGAAATACTTGCGAAGGTCGATAGCATAGCCGAGTGGATAAACAACAACAAAAGATCAAAGCATTTTAAGATCCACTTGATGGGTGGTGAGTTGTTTCAGGACCATTGGATAGAACGCGGTTTTCTTGACATCTACCAAGAGTTTATAGAAAGCATTCGTAACAAAGTGATTGGCGACAAATTTGTTGAAGCCAACTTTATCACTAATCTATTGTTTGATGATGTAGAAACGATTCAGTCATTCTTAGAAGAACACGACTACATCATATCTGTATCGTACGATCCGACTGGCAGATTTAACAACGATCAACTAGAACAGTTTAAGTCTAACGTAGTTCTGCTAAAAGATCGAATTCGAATGATCAGTTGTGTTGCGACTAAGCAAAGCATTAAGCGTATCATAGACGGTGATACGTTCTTTGATTATCTGTATGCTAACTTCCCGTGTGATTTTGATTCGCTTATTCCAGCTGTTAGCACATCAGAAGCACTGATGCCAAGCGAGACTGAGATGCTGGCATTCTACAAGCATCTTGTCGACAACTATCCTGACTGTATAAATATTGCGTACTTCACTGAAGATACTCCGACGAATAAGATGTCATGTACTAGAGGTAATAGTTATACTGTATTACCTACCGGTCCAGTTCCAATTGGGTGCTCTGGCTCTATATTTCTAACGAACCCATCATCGAACGATCTATTCTCTGGTATGATAGTAGAGAAGTTTATCAATCGGTATAATTGCTTTGAATGTGAGTTCTACAAGAAGTGTCCATTTACATGCTTTATTAAAAATGACTACTCTAAGATAAAAAGAGACCTAGGTGAATGTGTTTTCAAAGAGACCTTTAAGTATGTTGAATCAAAAAGTTAATATAGCGTTTATCAACCCGCCTCATGCTGATTGGTGTTTGGCAAATAACGCTGCGTATCTGATGTTTCAAAGTCACTACAGTAGATACGGTAAGTTTGGTGATAAAGTAAACTGGATTCCGGCTCCGTATAAGTTCAACGAGTATCAATCTATTGAAGACATCTATGAAGAAGTAAAAGATGCCGACATCTTCTTATTCTCTAGCTATATCTGGAACTATGACATATGCGACTCGTTATGTTCATTTGTCAAAGATGTTAAGCCAAATGCAATTTGTGTATTAGGTGGTCCGCAGATTGGTACTAACGATGCCGAATTTTTAAACTCTCGACCGGCATATGACTTCATACTTAAGCCGACTAAACCTGGAGAAGAGTTTGTAAAAGATCTGATCGACTCATACTTCGAGAATAATAAACAACCGAAGCGTGAAGATCTATCATGGGAACTGAACAGTGAGAAAACTTGCCCGCAATTCATGCAAGACTATAGTGTATATAGCGAACACTTCGACTATTTGAAAGAGACACGAACCTACGCTCAAGACAACTACCTTGAACCGTTCTGTATTTTAGAAACCACCCGTGGGTGTCCATACAGTTGTAGTTTTTGCGAATGGGGAGGTGGCATTGGATCTAAGGTATACAAAAAACCAACGGATGTTGTGAAGCAAGACATCCTTGCTCTTAGAGATGCTGGCTTCAGAGACATGTATCTAACAGATGCAAACTTCGGAGCCTTTGTCGAAAGAGACATGGAAATCTTTAAGTTTGCATATGATAACAAAGCAAACCTCACCGACATTAGTACAATGAAAAGTAAGGATCTAGCCAGACGTATCAGTTTGGTTGATGCTTGCTTCAACGTAGTTGGAACTGGTCCCGAGATGCATAGCATATCTACTACCAAAAAAGAAGGCGGGTTTATCCTTGTAGCAGGAGCACCAGAATATACCGCGCAGGTTAATGAAGGAAATCCATACATCAGTATAGTACCAACCGTCAGCCTGCAAAGTGTCAGTGAAGAAGCTATGAAGGTTGCTGCAAGGGTTGACTTGAAGCTAGATGATAAGTTGAAGTTAAGCGAACACATCAATAAAAGATGTCACGAACAGGGCTATCCCGTGCCAGCGTTAGAGTTGATTTTAGGTATGCCGGGAAGTACGAAAGACGACTTCTATAGAGAGTTCGATATACTATGGAACTTTAAGTCGTGGAGTAGTTTCAGACATGATTATATGTTTTTGCCGGATTCGGCCTTGACAAACCCAGAATACATCAAGAAGTATAAGATCGAACTAGTAGAAGTTTACACCGATCTTATTGACGAAGAGGGTGTTGACAATCAGTTAAGTTTCTACAAGTCGAAGAGAAATCGGTTTAAGACGATATCGTCTTGCTACTCATACAGTTACACCGACATGTGCGAAATGTGGTTTATGAATATCGCTGGTAATACTCTGTTGAAAGAACTTTACCACCTATTTGAAAATGATATAACTCCTGGAAATTTCGGTAAACTATGTTACGAAATAATTTCAAGACTCGACGATTATAAACCAATACGCGATGAGATCGCAGATATATTGAATCCTGCAACACCTGCTAGAAATATTAAGCGCTTAGATGGTGTGCTTAGAAATCAGACTATTAACAATCTACTAGATAAGTATAAAACAATCATAATATCAGAGATGTTTAAACATCTTCATGTTAAGGGTGCAGCATGATGAAAGACATTACCATAAAGGGTTTTATCAAGTTTTCAGAGCCTGAAGCACTGGGTCTCATTAACGTGTCAGAATTTAGACTTCTAAACACCGAAGAGCGTTCTCGCGATAACGGTGAGAAGGACATCCACCCCGAACTAAAAAGTCGAATGAACATCTTTGCGCAGTATTTGACTCACAAGTATATCTTACCTGAGTGGCCAACTGCAAGATATAATAAATTCTTAATATGGGACGGGGTTGATGCTGATAACCAAGGTTGGCATACTGATATGTTTGAAGGATACGACATATTCTTTCTATACTACTTCGACACTCAGCATCCAGATACAGGTGGATCTATCAATTTCAAATGGCGTGATGATACAGGTACTGAACAGACTGCTCAATTTTATCCACAAGCTGGCGATTTGTTTATGGTCAATAATTGTAGAGGGTTCTGGCATCGAGCGGAGTCAACTAAGATTACTCGACGAGTAGCCAGTTTCGATTTTAACGTGGGGTTGATCGATGACTGAAACGGAAGAGTTACTAAAGAAGAAAGAAGACCTTAGTCAAGAGCGAGATCTTTGCGCTGAGGTTTACAACGTATGGATTACTAAGATGCATGATCATCAAGACAATCCAGAAAAGTACAAAATGTACATGGATATGATCCAAGTGATGGAACCTTACGGTCAAGTAATCAAAGCAGAGATCAGAGACATAAATCGCAGGCTGTGCGAGATAGAAGGTGTTGACTCTATCGATCAAACCAAGTATATTAGAGAATGCAGTTATAAGTATGGAAAAGATCGTCCTAACGCAGACGTTTAACAAAGTGACATAATGGACCTAATAATCAAGCCGACAGAAGTGTGCAACTTCAAATGCACGTTCTGTTCGTCAACAAAAATATCTGCAGATCATACAAGTCAATTAGACTTAGATCGAGTGTACCGTTTTCTCAAGAGATATCCGAACACTAACACAATAATTGTGAACGGCGGAGATCCTTTGATGATGAGTCCAGCTTACTACTGGAGACTCATCAAGCATCTCGATGATAACAACTACCCAGCGACGATATCGCTTACGACTAACCTGTGGCCATTCTATAAGAATGTGTCAAAGTGGAAACAGTTATTTCTTCATCCTCGTATAGGTGTAGCAACGTCATTTCAGTATGGCAATGGTAGACTGAAAGGTGATTATTCAGTCTTCACTGAAGAAGACTTCTGGGCTGCTTCGAATTCGATGTTGGAACATGTTGGATACCGACCAAGCTTTCTAGCTGTGATCACCGAAGAAAACGAAGACAGCGTGATACAGACTGTTGAGTTAGCTAAGAAGATGGACGTGGTCTGCAAAGTTAACTATGCTATGGCAAGTGGAGATCAAGACAAGCCGTACAGATTGTCAAAGATCTACGAGAAATACATTGAGATATGGAAAGCCGGACTGGCACCATGGGAGCATAACACTCAACAGATGTTGAAGCGTCTAAAGGGTGAAAACACAATCTGCCCACAGAGTAGAACATGTGACTCGCATATTAGAAATATCAATCCAGAAGGAGACTACTATTCATGTGGTTCGTTTGGAGATGACAAAGATAAGTCTATAGATTTTGAATACGAGATGGCAGGAGGATTCTCTACTCCACTAACTGATGACTTAAACTTACTATCTCTGAAAAGATCGTGCTTGACGTGTCCAATGTTTGAAATATGTAATGGTTGTAGAAAGACTGTAAAGGACCTAAAGAACTTTGGGATGGTTGAAGAGCATTGCCGCCATATGAAACAACTTGCGCCAGAAATTATTCTAGCAAATGGATTAACTCTAGAGCCAACTCCATATGTGGATGAATCATGTATACTGTAAGTATCAACCCGTCATACTTCTGCAATTTCAGTTGTGATTTTTGTTATCTAACTGACTCTCAACTTCGTGATACGAAAAAGATAAGTTTAGAGAAATTAGATGAATTACTGAGTCAAGTACCTGGCATAGAACATATTGATCTTTATGGCGGTGAAATCGGTGCGCTGAAGAAAGATTACTTCTATTTGATGAAGGACGTAATTCGAAAGCATTACAACGGAGACATCAATATCATCACAAACTACTCAATGATCCATGACGGTTTCTATGAAGACGATGTATACCTCTCAGTGTCTTATGATTTTGAAGCAAGAGAAAAGTCTGAACTGGTCTATAGGAACATGCTCATGTCGCCCGTTCCTATCGCCGTACTCATACTTGCTTCGCCAAAGGTATTACAGATGAATGTTGAAGAGATGATATCGATGCTGAACATGTGTTCTTCTATTGAGTCAGTAGAGATAAAACCGTATTCAATAAACCAAGCCAACTCATTTAAAGTTACACACCAAGATTATGAGAACTTTGTTATCAAGTGGTTAACAGCTATCACTACAAAGAAGTTTCAGTTTATAAATGAGTCTCACATTCAGAATTCATACAATGGTAACTATAATGCGTTCTCTGATAACCACGTCTACATTACGCCAAATGGAAAGTTTGGTGTACTTGAATTCGATAAATATGATAGAGAGTACTTTTTAGAACTTGATTCTTGGGGTGAATATGTATCATGGGCGCAAAAGGAAAAGACTGAGCTAAGTGATATTTGTAAGGAATGTAAATACTACGGCGGATGTCTAACTGAACACTATAGATATGTAGAAAATTTAGACACTAGCTGCAATGGATACAAAGGGCTTTTAGATTGGTATGGCTATGCAAGAATGGAAAGTTAAACAAGAAATCTATCATAGACTCAATCAAGAGTACACTGATGATTTAAACAGTGTTGACATTACTATAAGCGAAGATTACAGCGATATCGTTCGACACTTCCACGAAAAGGTTGATGAATGGATATATCCAGCTAAGAGTTATTTTGTCGCAGTATGTTATGCAAGTTGGATCAGTTCTGACTACGGCGAAGATCTTATTGACTTACTCAAAGATTCGATGTTACTTGCTGGAAATGATCCATATTTTGTAACTTACAATCAAGATCCTGAGACGTACGACAAAATCTTAAACGACATTACATTACCACTAAAAATGACTGGTATGGTGCCAGATGTGAGGGAATATTACAATGAAGAGATTGGATTTAGGATTCAATAATCTTTACCCAACTTCGGTGTACTTATCGAAGATTAGTAAAGAAGATTGCGAAACTATACTGACAGGTGTCATGTCAAACGAAGTTGTTACCTCTCCGGGTGATGATGACGCTTCACTCGTAATACATAAGATACCAAGACTTCGTGAACTTGCAGAAGAAAAGTTCGCTGAGTACCTCGATAAGGTGTGTGGTATTAGCCTTTATGACTACGAGTTTAAGTTCAAATCATGGTTGACTGGTAGTCGTGGCGGCTACAGTATGGATACTCATAACCATGCCGGTTCGCCATTTGTTGCTGTTTTCTATATCATGGCTGAGCATGAAGACAAAGGTGGAGAGATTGTTTTCAGTGATCCTCGAACCAACGCAAACCGCGGATATACTTTAGAATTCCAACAGCAGTTTAAGCCGACTGTTCATATGCCACAGACTGGAGATGTTGTTGTTTTTCCAGGTTTTCTATATCACCATGTCAGAAGATATGATTCAACTCTGCGCATAGCACTACCTGTCGATTTGTTTCTATACGATCACGATTGATATTTTAATATGGAAATAGTATAAATATCATTAAAGCAGGAGAACATCATGGCTCAACCAACATCACGTACGGAATTCAAAGAATATTGCTTACGCAAATTGGGTAAGCCAGTCATTGAAATCAACGTCGACGACGATCAGATTGAAGATCGAATTGACGAAGCACTCGCATACTATTGGGACTATCACTTTGATGGCACTGAAAAAATGTACGTGAAATACCAGATGACTCAAACTGACCTCAACAACGGTTATATTCTAGTTCCAGAAAACGTGATTGGTGTCGTGAATCTATTTCCCATTGCTGGCAATCTAACAGGGTCTGGTATCTTTAGTGCTACCTACCAGTTTGTTCTAAACAATCTTCACGACTTTGTCAACTATGATCTAATCAACTATTACATGTCTTTCCAACATCTTGCCTTTATGCAAGAGACGTTAAGTGGTCGTCAGCCGATTCGTTATAATCGTAATCAGAACAAGCTTTACATTGATATGAATAAAGACAAGATCAATGTCGGTGAGTTTATCGTTTACGAATGCTACCAAGTCTTAGACCCAGTTACTTACGCAGATGTATGGAAAGACCGTTGGCTTCAAAACTACGCAACCGCGAAGATCAAGTATCAGTGGGGTGCAAACCTTACTAAGTTCATCGGTATGAACCTTCCAGGCGGCGTACAGTTCAATGGTGAAAAGATTTTGAACGACGCTGATGAAGAAATAAAGAAGATGGAACAAGAGATGCTTTCGAGTTATTCTCTACCAATTACTGACATGATCGGATAAATGAATTGGCAACGAACTTTTACTTCAGTAACTTTTCTAACTCGATGGAGCAAACACTTATCGAGGATTTGATTATTGAAAGCATTCGTATTCATGGTGTTGATATGTGGTACTTGCCTCGAGTGCTCGGTGCTAAGGATGACTTACTAAACGAAGATGATCTTCCGATCTTCAACAACGCATATCAGATTGAGATGTACATCAAGAACGTCGAAGGCTTTGGCGGTGATGGAGAATTCCTATCTAAGTTTGGCCTACAGATCAGAGACTCTGTTACTTTCTCTGTTGCTATGAGACGTTATGCTGAAGATGTTGGAAGATATGACGAGCAGGTCAGACCGAATGAAGGCGATTTAATCTACTTCCCACTCAATCGCAAAATGTATGAAGTGATGTTTGTAGATAACAAGCCTATCTTCTATCAACTCGGTGCGCTTCAGATGTATGATCTTCGCTGCGAACTGTTTGAATTCTCGAACGAGAGATTCAATACTGGTGTTGAAGAGATCGACATCATCTCAGCTAATCTTATCACAACCGCAAATAACACAATGGCTGGCGTTGAATCGATTGACTTTGCTGCTGACAACCTAACTATCGAAAATGTTGCTGATGGTATTCTCGACTTCACTGAAGAAAACCCGTTTGGTGAGGAAAATTACTAATGTTCGGATACTCATATTACAACCAAACAACGAGAAGATATGTTGCCATATTTGGTACACTCTTTAATGATATCTCTATTGGTCGTTCAAATAATGCTGGTCAAGAACAACAACGTTTTAAGGTACCAGTTAACTATGGCCCGTCACAAAAGTTTCTAGCGAAGATCGAACAAGATCCGAATCTACAGGCTCAAGCAATTACCTTACCTCGTATTACGTTTGAACTCACTTCTATGAACTATGATGGCGAAAGAAAGCTTACAAACCGTACGCTAGTATCAAAGGGTATCGCCGGTACGAACGACAGAGTCCGTACGCAGTTTACTGCTACACCATATAATCTTGAATTTCAACTCAACATCATGGCTAAGTATTCTGAAGATGCTACTAAAATAGTTGAACAAATTCTTCCATTTTTTAAACCAGAATTTACTGTTACTGCAAAGATGGTTGATACAATGGATAACTTAACTGACATTCCGATCATTTTGAATTCTGTCACTACAGAAGACACATATGAAGGAAGTTATGACGAACGTAGAGCAGTTATTTGGACACTTCAATTTACGCTCAAGGGTTACTATTATGGACCAACTTCTGATAAGAAAGTTATCAAGTTTGTCGATACTAATATCTACTCAGACACTCTTGCTGCTGCACCTGTAGTGAATATCACGGTTCAACCCGGACTTACAGCAAATGGCCAACCAACAACTATCTTAGCGAATAGTGTTCCATACGCAAACGTGAACATCGATGATGATTGGGCTTACATTGTCCAGATAGAGGATTTATAATATGAGTAATGATCAAATCAGTCGGTACCTTGGCTTACCGCCAATGGGAGTAATTCCTGACGCTGAAGTGGTTGAAGAGAAAAAACCAGTTGCTACTGTTACTTCTCAGCATATCTCTAAAAAACTTAACAAGAATTTGCCTAAAGAGCCTGAAACTCGAGTCGAGCAAGCAGAGAATGATTACGACTATGCACGAAAGAATATGTATGATGTGATCGAAAAAGGTACACAAGCCCTTGAAGAACTACTGGGCGTAGCAACTCAGTCACAGCACCCTCGAGCCTATGAAGTCCTCGCGACTACAATGAAGACCCTCGTTGATGCAAACAAAGAACTCGTCACCCTTTCAAAGAAGAAGGTTGAAGAGGAAAAAATTAATGATGAACCTCAGACAGGATCTGGCGGTGTGACAAATAACAACCTATTCGTGGGCACAACGCATGATCTGCTGAAGGTTTTAGCAGACATGAGGAAAAATGGAAAATCCCAATAAAGAACCGGAAAAGCAGAAGGGTTACTTAGGTAACAATCTTCTCAAGCGCATCGGCCAACAACAGAACTGGACTCCTGAGCAACTTGCTGAAATGGCAAAATGTATGATGGATCCGATCTACTTCGCTGAAACATACATCAAGATCGTTCACGTTGACCGTGGACTTATCAAGATGCAGATGTACGATTACCAAAAAGACATCGCCCTTAAAATCTTCAACAACCGTCGTGTTGCAGTTCTGACCGCTCGTCAGGCCGGTAAGACTACTACCGCTGTTGCTATCATTCTACACTATATCATCTTCAATGAACACAAGAATGTGGGTATCCTTTCAAATAAAGGTGAAGGCTCAAAAGAAGTACTTGAACGTATCAAACTTGCTTATGAAAATCTTCCAAAGTGGATGCAACACGGTATTCTCGAATGGAACAAGAACTCGATCGAACTTGAGAATGGTTGTAAGGTCTATGCTGGTACGACTACTTCAAGCTCAATCCGTGGTAAGTCTATTGCGTTCCTTTACATCGACGAATGTGCGTTCGTGGAAGGTTACGACGAATTCTTCGCTTCGGTTTATCCTACCATCTCATCTGGTGAAGAGACTAAACTTCTTATGACTTCAACGCCGAATGGGTTGAATCACTTCTTTAAGATCTGTGAAGGTGCAAAGCAAGGCACAAATGGCTATCAATACACTGAAGTAACTTGGGACAAAGTTCCTGGACGCGGGCCTGCGTGGAAGCAAGAGACACTTGAAGCTCTGAACTTCGACACTGAGAAGTTCGCTCAGGAATACGAGGCTCAGTTCCTTGGTTCATCCGGCACACTCATTGATGGTGCTACACTGAAGATGCTTCAATCATCATTCAAGATCCCTCTACATGAGGCTCAGGGCTTAACTGTGTATTCTCTACCTGAGAAGGGCAAGACGTACGTAGCTGTGGCTGACGTGTCCCGTGGCAAAGGTCTGGACTATTCAGCTTTTCATATCTTCGACGTGAGCCAGATGCCTTACCGACAAGTGGCAGTCTATCGAAACAACTTGATCACTCCAGTCGATTATGCAGACATCATCTTCCGAACAACGAAATCATACAACGACGCATACATCCTTATCGAGATCAACGACATCGGTGCTCAGGTATCTGATACGTTGCACTTTGAATTTGAAGTCGAGACCCTGCTCTACACTGAATCTGCTGGTCGATCTGGCAAAAGGATCTCTGGCGGTTTTGGTGCAAATGCTGATAAGGGTATTCGTACCACAAAGCAGGTGAAATCAGTTGGCTGTTCAATCCTTAAACTACTTCTTGAACAGAAGCAATTAGAGGTTGTTGACTTCAATACGATCAATGAGCTATCAACATTCTCTAAAAGAGCTTCGTCCTATGAAGCCGAATCTGGATGTCACGACGACTTGGTGATGGGACTTGTTCTATTTGCATGGCTCAGTACACAGACATTCTTTAAAGACATCACTGATATTAACACTATGATGAGATTAAGAGAGAAGACTGATTCAGAGATTATGGACGATTTGCTCCCATTTGGTTTAACCTATGACGATATTGAAAATGCCGAACCTGTTTACATGCCGAAGCACGACAGTTGGTTAAATGATTGGTAATTGTCTTTCTTATAAATAAAAGGAAGAAGTTATACCAAAATAATGCTCATAAAAGGAGATAACCAACCATGGCATATCAATTAAGCCCAGGAATCAACGTATCTGAGGTCGACCTTACTTCTGTCGTTCCAGCTGTATCAACTACGACTGGAGCTATCGCAGGCGTTTTCGCATGGGGACCAACAAATACTCCAATTCTTGTATCATCAGAAACAGATCTTGTTAATAGATTCGGCGAACCAGTCACTGGTTTTAATGCTGAAACGTTCTATACAGCTGCAGACTTTCTAGCATATGGAAATTCGCTATATGTAGTTCGTGTAAGTGATGGTATTGCTGCTACACCAAACACTGGTTCATCATATGATACATCAATCAGTGCTAAGTACCCTGGAACATATGGTAACAGTCTCAGTGTTTCAGTTATTGGTCCTACCGGTAATACATCGCTACTTGGTGTTGGTGCGAAGTTCTATGCTGATAAACTTAGAACCCCTGCAACAGGTAAAGTAAACGTTGTTGTTATGGATACATCAGCAAACGTTGCGCTTGAAGTTTATGAATCACTTTCAACTTCAAATACGGCTGTAACTGAAGACGGCGCTACAAACTACATTGCTGAAGTTATTGCACAAAAATCAAACTACGTTACACTAACGGACGCAGCAGTAACAACAATTATCAGTTCTGGTTCAACCATTGCGATCGAAGAAGGCCTTGTTGGTGGCACATCTGGTGCTAACGAATCTGCTGTAACTGCTGCAGCACTCATTGCTGGTTACAACTACTTTGTTTCACCTGAAGACATTGATATCTCATTGATTCTTGCTGGTAAAGCAATGGGTACTAACGGTGTTCAAGTTGCAAATCACATCATTGACAACATCTGCTCAGTTAGAAAAGACTGCATGGTATTCGTATCTCCTTCTTATGCTAACGTTGTGGCAAACGCTGGAAACGAACTCGCTGCGATCAAAACTTTCAGTGGAAACCTTTCATACTCTTCATACGCTGTTCTTGACAGCGGCTATAAGTATCGTTACGACCGTTATAATGACAGATACATCTATACTCCGTTGAACGGTGATATCGCTGGTCTATGTGTAAGAACTGACGAAGTACGTGACCCATGGTTCTCACCTGCTGGTTACAACAGAGGTTTGATCAAAAACGTAATCAAGCTTTCATACAATCCTAAAAAGGCTGACCGCGACGAGCTATACAAAGCTGGTGTAAACCCAGTAGTAACTCAGCCAGGTCAAGGTACGCTATTGTTCGGTGACAAGACTCACTTAAACGTTACATCTGCATTCGATAGAATCAACGTTCGTCGTCTATTCATCGTCCTTGAAAAAGCAATCTCAAGAGCATCTAAATCAACTCTATTTGAATTCAACGATGCTTTCACTCGCGCTCAGTTCAAGAACTTGGTTGAACCATTCCTTAGAGATGTTCAAGGTCGTCGTGGTATCTATGACTTCAAAGTTGTATGTGATGAAACAAATAACACAGCCCAAGTCATTGATAGCAACTCTTTTGTCGGTGACATCTACATTAAGCCAGCGCGTGCAATCAACTTCATCCAACTTAACTTCGTCGCGGTTAGAACCGGCGTAGAGTTTGATGAAATCATTGGTCAACGCTAAGGTATAAATATAGAAAGATAAGGAGAATCTAAAATGGCTTTCAATATTAACGACCTTAGATCACAACTAACATTTGGAGGAGCGAAATCATCGCTCTTCCAAGTACAAATTACAAACCCAGTTAATGGTCTAGCAGACATTAAAGTTCCTTTCATGGTAAAGGCTTCTTCTATTCCTGCTAGCACATTGAGCACGGTTGAAGTTCCTTACTTTGGTCGTAAGATCAAAGTTGCTGGTAACAGAACTTTTGCTGAATGGTCTGTCACAGTTATCAACGATGAAGACTTTCTCGTTCGTAACGCGATGGAAAACTGGATGGCTTCTATCAACAGCCACCAAGGTAATATCACAGCACTTGCTTCTGCTCAACCACTTCAGTACAAAGCACAAGCACAAATCAGTCAGTTCTCTAAGACTGGTGCAATTCTACGTACATATGAGTTCAGCGGACTCTTCCCTGTAGAAATTAGCGCGATGGAAACTAACTGGGAAGCCGATGGTATCCAAGAGTTCAACGTTACATTCCAATACGACTGGTGGAGCGTAAATGGTGGCATCACTGGTGATGCTGGTACTCAAGCTTAAGTGAAAGAAAGCAACAAGCTTTCAATAGATAACTGATCAAGGATAACTAAATGCAGCTGTTCGGCTTCGAAATAAAGCGAAAAGAAGAAGCGAAGGATCAGATAAGGTCCTTCGCCGAACCTACTAATGATGATGGAGCTATTTCAGTTGCGACTGGTGGCGCACAAAGTTCGTTTGTAGACTTAGACGGTACGGCAAAGACTGAAGCAGAATTGGTAAATCGTTACCGCGGAATGCTTCAGCAGCCGGAAGTACAGTCAGCAGTAGATGATATTGTGAACGAAGCAATCACTATTGCTGATGATGATAATGTAGTTGAGTGCGTGACTGACGACATCGAAATGCCAGACAGCATTCGTAAGAAGATTCGCGAAGAATTTGAAAACATTCTGAAACTCCTTGACTTTTCTAATCAAGGTTATGATATTTTCCAGCGTTGGTATGTAGATGGGCGTTTGAATTATCATATACTTATTGACGAATCTGCTCCACGAAAAGGGATCATGGAACTTCGTTACATCGACCCACGTAAGATTCGTAAGATTCGTGAGTTCGAGCGTCAAAGAGTTGATGGTACAAACTTCGCGGTCAAGAAAGTAAAAGCCGAGTATTACATGTACTCGGAAAGAGGATATGACGGTCAATCTGCAAACGTTCTTGGTGCTACTGATTCTATTCAGGGCTTGAAGATCGCAAAAGACTCGATCATTCACTGTAACTCTGGTATGCTGAACGAGAGAAACACAGTTGTTCTCTCTTATTTGCATAAGGCATACAAGCCTTTGAACCAACTTCGTATGATGGAAGACGCCGCAGTTATCTACAGAATCTCACGTGCCCCAGAACGTAGAATCTTCTATATCGACGTCGGTAACCTTCCAAAACTGAAGGCTGAACAGTATCTTCGTGATATGATGGTCAACCACAAGAACAAACTCGTCTATGACGCTGCGACAGGCGAGATGAGAGACGATCGCAAGTTCATGACGATCACGGACGACTTCTGGCTTCCTCGCCGTGAAGGTGGACGTGGTACAGAAATTACCACCCTTCCTGGTGGTCAGAACCTAGGTGAACTCGACGACATTATGTACTTCCAAAAGAAGTTGTACAAGTCATTGAACGTTCCAATCTCGCGTATGGAACCAGAGACAGGTTTCTCACTTGGTAGAGCCTCTGAAATCTCCCGCGATGAAGTCAAGTTTGCAAAGTTTATTCGTCGTCTTCGTGCTCGCTTCACTATCCTTTTCGATAAGGCACTTGAAAAGCAACTGATCCTCAAGGGTATCATTAAGCCTGAAGAGTGGGATCTTATCAAGGACAAGATCCGTTACAACTTCATGAATGATAACCATTTTGAAGAGTTGAAGGAAGCTGAAATCCTTCGTGACAGATTGAGTATTCTAGCCGATATAAGTAATTACACCGGTGATTACTTCTCTAAAGAGTGGGTTCGTAAGAATGTACTCCATATGAGCGAAGACGACATTGAAGAAATTAAGAAACAAATTGATCAAGAAGTTAAGGATGAGCCTCCGGCAGAAGAACCCGTGACACCGCCTGGACCTCTCGATTCAAACCCACCACAACCAAATAATGTACCATCCAAATAAGGAGACTAACATGTCAATTAAAGATCTAATTGCAGCGGCATATAACAAAGACGCTACTGCGTTTGAATCAGCATTTCAGTCAGTCATGCAAGACAAGGTCTCTGCTGCTGTTCAAACTGCGTTTACCGCTGAGGAAGCTGAAGAAGACCTTGACGAAGAAGTCGAACAGATCGACGAACTTTCAGATGACAAGCTTAAGGACTATCATGCTAAAGCCGGAGCAGATCGCCAAAAAGCGAAGGCTGAAGCTGAAAAAGGATTTACCGCAAAGAAGTTTACTCCTGCAAGCGTTCAGAAAACAACTGACGCATATAAGCGTTTTGTTAAGCGCGGTAAGGGTATGACTGCTGCAGCCAATAAAATGTCTGAAGAAGTCGAAGAACTTGACGAGCTTTCGAACAAAACTCTCGCATCCTATACAAATAAAGCCGCTGATTCTATGGCTAATGCTGCACATAGTCTTGGCAAAAAGTCAGAGCGTTCCGATGAAGTAGATCGCATGACAAACCGTCATATGCCAGACAAGTATACTGTACGCGACAACATGAAAAAGGTTCTTGACGCTGATGAGAAATCACAGAGAAAAGATCGTAAAGTAATTGGTAAGCGCATTACTGGTATTGCGCAAGCTACAAAAAGACTTTCAAAGTAATAGGTAGTCAAATGAAAACCATTAAGCAAATTTTAGAAACTACATACATGCCTAAGGGCGGTGACGAGAAGAAATTCTGGGACAAGCATGTACGTAAGTTGCTTGACCATCCTGTTGCCGAACCGACACAGTTCAAGGCAAGTACAAAGAAGTCAAAAACAAATCCTGCTAATCGTGACGAAGCATCAAGTGAAGGTGTTTATGAAGCAGCGTTCAACGATACTTCGGTACACACTAAGCGTGCGGACAAAGAGCCTGTAATCTCGAGAGGCATTGATCCTGTCACTCGCAAGGGGATTAACGTTGTTAAGAAAGCCGCTACCGGGGAAATTAAGATTGGTGAAGAAGTCGAACAGATCGACGAACTTTCAAAGAAGACTATTGGCTCTTATGCTAAGAAAGCATCATTTGATGCAGCTAAACATGCTCTAAAATATGGCACACAAGGCGAGCCCGAAAGCTTTAGAAAAGCTGCCCAAAGATTAAAGGGTGTCGAAAAAGCTACTGATAAACTTACCAAGGAAGAAGTTGACCTTGATGAAGCGCTCAGTACTAATGACTACTCGACTCATGGTGTTAAGTCTCAGTTCGGTGGTTACCGCGCAGAGATCAAGCATAAGACTAAAGGCCATACTATGTATTCTGGCGGCCATTCATATGACACTGCTGAAAAGGCAAAGGGTGAAGCTGACGCGTATCTGAAAGGTTACTCTGGTGTAATGGGTAACGATATACATGCAGGGACTCTTGCGCGTAATCACGCAATGGCGCACGCCGTCGCAGGACCTTTCGCTAAGAAACCTGTGAAAGAAGATCTTGACGAGAAGGTTGATAACCCATACGCAGTTGGAATGGCAGCAGCCATGAAAGCAACCGGTGACCATCCTCCTCTGAAGAAGTCGACCATCATGAAGGGTCACGAGATCGCAAAGAGCATCAAGGCTGAAGCAATGGATCCTGTTGGTAAGGAAGACTCCGACATCAACAACGATGGAAGCGTTAACAAAACCGACAAGTACCTACACAACCGCCGTAAGGCGATTGGCAAGGCTCTTGCTGGCGCTACCGCTAAGCCAAAGAGTCAAGTCTCTTTACCAAAAGCTCCTTGGAAAGAGGAAGTTGATCTTGACGAAGCAAAATCTGAAGATGATTGGGTACATATCAATCACGCTGGATCGTTCCATAATCCTAAAAAAGATACAATCGTAGGATATAGTAAAGCGACAAAAGACGCGCCTAAACTTAAAACAGGCGCAAACGGTGCAATGCGAGTTGGGACGGCAAAGAAAAAAGGTTATGTGATCGAAGAAGTCGATCTTGACGAAGCAAAGGCTGTAGGCAAATCTTCAAAAGAATCTTCAGAAGCTAACCATGACGCGTACAAGGCAACAACTAAGAACAAAGAAGAATTCAAGGAAACTGCTGATCAACTCGACGAACTTTCACCAAACACGCTTCACTCCTACACCAAAAAGGCAGCGCTATCACTCGCTGGTAATGCTTCCGGTATTGGCATGGCGGTTGGTTCTGGTAAGAATCCGCACAAGGACCTAACTCGTTGGACGACTAATCGTGTTAGAGGTATCACTTCTGCTTCTGGTCGTCTTTCGGATAAGGCAAACGCCGTACACGAGGAAACAGAACAACTCGATGAGATTGGTGATACTCCAGCTGGTAGAAAAGCTCTTAAGGCTGTAATTGCAAGAGCACCTGAAAAAGCAGCAAATGCTCGTCTAAAATCAGATCTTCTTGGTCGTCGTCAATTTGATGCTGACGTGAGTCATCAAAATTCAGAACTATACGGCAAGGCATCTGACAAAGCTTACAAGAAGTATCAACACACTGTAAAAAGTGCTGCACGCGCTGTCGACCGTTTGACCAAAGAAGAAACTGAGCAGGTTGACGAAGTTTCAAAGGCTTTGCTTGGAAGATATATCAAAAAGGCAAAAACCGATGTTGCTGGCAAGGCGTATCAACTAGGCGCTAGAGATCCACTTAAACCACAAGCAAGTTGGTCAAAGACTTTAGGCAGAGAAAAACAAATCGATAAAGCCGTAGATCGTCTTACAAAAGAAGAAGTTGACCAGCTTGATGAGCTTTCACCAAAGACTCTTGGATCTTATATCAAGAAGGCAAGTATGAGAGTTGCGAGTAAATCAAACCACGCGGGTGAGATTGAAGGCAGAGGTGATAGCAATATTACACCGGCAGCTAGATCAACTTTGACAAAGCTCAACAGAAAGACTGTTAATAGCTTGACAGGTATCAGTAGAGCAACAAACCGTCTTACTAAGGAAGATCTTGACGAGGCTTTCAAAGCTGGTGCAATGACTCTCAAGGACGGATCATCGGTAACTCTTACAAAAGAGTCTGCTGAGTCGCTTAATTCTCTATTCACCCAGTTGAATCCAACAAACAAGTCAAAGATGGAAGAGCGTCTCATGTCAAGTCCAAAGGGTTATAACGAGATCCTTAGCTTTGCGGAGAATATTAATGGCTGATTACATTAAGGTCAAATCTACCGAGATTAGTTTTACTGCAGCTAATACCGTAAACAGTGCCAACGTCGTTAGGGTTTATGCCCCATCGGCGTCGGTGCTTACGTTTGCAAATACCGGTGGAACAATCGGCACCTACACTATGGGTGCCGGTACAGAACAGTTCTTTGTTAAAGAGCGTACCGACACCATTGCGGCTACAGTAGCGGTTAATGCCGTAGCTGTCTCTTATAAATAATAAGCAAAAGGAGCAGCTAAAATGGCACTATTAATCAAAGACATAGTTGAAGATGTTCAATATATTACCGAAGCAAATGAAAAAGGTGAGAAGAATACTTTCATCGAAGGTATCATCATGCAGGGTGACATTAAGAACCGCAACGGTAGAATCTATCCATCAAGCGTTTTGATGAGAGAGATGGGACGTTATAACGAAAACTATGTGTCTAAAAACCGGGCGTTTGGTGAACTTGGTCACCCACAGGGTCCGACCATCAACCTCGATCGTGTTTCGCACATGTTCACTGAACTTAAGTCAGACGGATCTAACGTAGTTGGCCGTGCTAAAATCGTTGATACTCCAATGGGTGATACGGTAAAGGGTCTGATTAAGTCAGGCGCTCAACTCGGTATCTCTTCTCGTGGTATGGGTTCTGTGAAACCTAACAAACAAGGTATCATGGAAGTTCAAGACGACTTCATGCTTGCGACTGCCGGCGACATCGTAGCTGATCCTTCAGCCCCCGATGCTTTCATCAAAGGCATCATGGAAGGTGTTGAGTGGATCTATGACGTTGCTTCTTCTTCATGGAGAGCAGCTAACGAGTTCGATCGCATCGAAGAGCATGTGAAGAATAACTATAAGCAGATCGATGAAGCAGCTGCTGCGGACATCTTCAAGAAGTTCTTGAATAGCTTATAACAAAAACCGTATTCTTATAAATACTATTAATTACCATAAAGGAGAACCAAAATGGATGACCTAAATGAAAAAAAGGCTACTGGTGAAGAGTCATACTCTGCTGATCCAGTGGTAGGCGCTGGCGGTCCTGTAAAGAATCGTAACGGCGACGTAAAGAAGAAAGTTGACCCAGTTGCTGACGACATCGAAAAGAACGTCAAGACTCCTATGGGCACAAACAACGCTGGACTTCATGAAGCGATCGCTGCGCTCTTTGGCGACACTGATCTTTCAGAAGACTTCAAGGCAAAGACAGTAACCATTTTCGAAGCAGCAGTGCACGAAAAGGTTGAGGCAGCTCGTGCAGAAATCGCAGAAGAATTTGAAGCGGTTCTTGAAGAGCAGACAGAAGCCATCGTTGAAGACCTTACCACCAAGCTTGACGCGTACCTAGACTACGTTGTTGAAAACTGGATGGCTGAAAACGAAGTTGCTCTTGAAACCGGTTTCAAGGTTCAAGTTGCTGAATCACTATTTGATGGACTTAAATCGCTTATGTCCGAGCACAACATGGCAGTCGACGAAGAAACCGTTGACGTCGTTGCTGCTATGGAAGAGCAAGTCGCAGAATCAAACGCTAAGTACAACGACCTCTTTGAAGAGATGATTGCACTTCGCGAAGAAAAAGAAATGCTTCAAAAGAATGCCGCACTTGCAGCACTCTCAGAAGGTATGGTCGCAACCGACGCTGAAAGATTCAGAGTCCTTGCTGAAGGTGTAAACCACGAATCAGTAGAAGACTTTGTAGCTAAGCTTGAAACAATCAAGGAAGGCTATTTCGCTGAATCAGTAGCTCGCGCTGAAGATCAATCAGATCTTCTTGAGGAAGAAGTTGAAGATACTAAAGCACCGGTTCTTTCAGAATCAGTCGCTGCGTACGTCGCTTCGCTAAATAAGTTCGGCAAAAACTAATTCTTATAAATAACTATATCTAATCCATCAAAGGAGAAACTAAAATGAGAAATGAAGACTTGATGAAAAAGTGGGGCCCTGTGCTTGAGCACAACGCTCTGCCAGGAATTAAAGACTCACACAGAAAGTCGGTCACTGCACAGCTTCTCGAGAATACCGAGATTGCTCTTAAGGAAGGCTCAAGCTATTCGCCTAGCTCGTTCCTTACTGAAGCTCCAGTGAACGCAACCGGTGTGGCACAGAACTACGATCCAGTGCTTATCAGCCTCGTTCGTCGTGCAATGCCTAACCTCATCGCTTACGACATCGCTGGCGTTCAGCCAATGACTGGTCCAACCGGACTTATCTTCGCGATGCGTTCGAACTACGCTAACACCACCGCAGCAACCGGCGAAACCTTCTACAACGAAGTTAACACCGCGTTCTCCGGTACGGGTACGATGGCTGGTACAACCGGTACGTTCTCAACCGCAAACACCGGTACGGGTATGTCAACAGCAGCTGCTGAAGCTCTTGGTGACGGCGCTGGTACTGACTTCGCTCAAATGTCGTTCAGCATTGAAAAAGTGTCCGTAACTGCAAAGTCACGTGCTCTCAAGGCAGAATACACAACTGAACTCGCACAGGACCTTAAGGCTATCCACGGTCTTGACGCTGAGTCAGAGCTTGCAAACATGCTTCAGGCTGAACTCCTTGCAGAAATCAACCGTGAAGTTGTTCGTACTGTGTACAACACCGCTGTGACTGGTGCTCAGACCGGTACTGCTACTGCAGGTATCTTCGACCTTGACGTCGACGCAAACGGCCGTTGGTCAGTTGAAAAGTTCAAGGGACTTATGTTCCAAATTGAACGCGAAGCTAACCAAGTCGCAAAAGACACCCGTCGTGGTAAGGCTAACATCCTCATCTGCTCTTCTGACGTAGCTTCTGCTCTTCAGATGGCTGGTGTTCTGGATTACACCCCAGCTCTTAACAGCAACTCACTCAACGTTGACGACACCGGCAACACCTTCGCTGGTGTGCTTAACGGTCGCTTCCGCGTGTACATCGACCCATATGCTGGTGCAAACTACATGGTCGTTGGCTACAAAGGTTCTTCAACGTTCGACGCTGGTCTCTTCTACTGCCCATACGTTCCGCTACAAATGGTTCGCGCAGTTGGCGAAAACAGCTTCCAGTCAAAGCTTGGCTTCAAGACTCGCTACGGCATGGTTGCTAACCCATTCGCACAGGGCCTTACCGCTGGTGCTGGTGCTATCACCGCAAACAGCAACCTCTACTACCGTAGAGTGCGTGTTACCAACATTCTCTAATAAAGAGAATCGGGTTAACCGATCAAATCTCAAACTGGGACTCCTTCGGGAGTCCCTTTTTTTATTCTGTGATTCCTTATAAATATACACAGTACTGTACCAAATGTCAATAGGGATAATATGCAACAGAACTTTCTTTCACCGGCAGGGTTTAGATTCTCCATCAAGAGACTGCCAAACGTTTCGTTCTTCATTCAGGCAGCAACCATTCCTGGAATCACGATGAATGCCATCGAGTATCCTACCCCATTTAAGACCCTAGAGTTTGCATCAAGCAAACTTAACTTTGAGCAGTTCACCGTTAATATCCGTGTGGACGAATACATGGACAGTTACAACGAGATCTTTAACTGGATGGTAGGTTTGGCTCCAACTAAGTCTTTCGATCAATACACTACTTTGAAGAACAGCGATGCGGGTCTATATTCGGACGCTTCATTGATCGTACTCAATAGCAAACAGAACCCTGCACTCGAGGTAGTGTTCAACGACATTTTCCCGGTTGCACTCGGTAGTATTGCCCTAGATACCACACAGTCGACCATAAACTACGTCTCGTGTGACGTCACCTTTGGACACAACGGATACAAGATTAATCGCATAAACGGTTGACATTTTCCGCGAGTTGTAGTACTGTAGTATGTCAACCATCGGAGAGTGATTATGGATATTGAAGCGATCTACAGTGAATGGGCCAAAGATGGCGAGATCGACCAGACAAATGTGTCTCGAGCAGTCACAGACATCCCAAAACTGCACAATAAATACTTCAAGTTGTACGTAGATGAAGGCCTCAAGTTGAAGAAGCTTAAGGCGGAGTACAAGATTCTTTGGAAACTCAAGGGCGAATACTATCGCGGTGAGTTAGACGAAGAGGAACTCAAGCAAAACGGATGGAAGCCTCAGGCCCTACGTATCCTTAAGGCAGACGTTCCATCATACCTAGAGGCAGATCCAGAGGTGGTTAAGAAGTCTCTGTTGATCGGTCTTCAAGAAGAAAAAGTCGCATATTTAGAATCAATCGTTAAACATATTAGTAATAGGAATTTCCTCCTGAAAACGATCGTTGATTGGGAGAAATTTAGAACAGGCGCATAATGGATTTAGTACACGTTGAGAAAGTCAATGAAGTATTTGTGAGAGTCGTGGCTGAACCATCGATCAAGATGGAAATGTCAGAATACTTCACGTTTGAAGTTCCAGGGGCAAAGTTCATGCCCGCAGTCAGAAATAAAGTTTGGGACGGCAAAGTAAGACTTCTCAACACGATGACCGGTTATATCTACCACGGTCTAGTTGCTCATATCCAAAGGTTTTGTGAGAAAAACGGCTACGAGTGTACACTTGATAAGTCGATAGTGAACACCGAGATCGTTCCAGATAACTATGCAGAAGAGATCGCTAAAGAGGTTGAGGCAGCCTTCGAAGTTCGCGACTATCAGGGAGAGGCGGTAAACCACGCTATACGCAACAACCGCGCGTTGTTCCTTTCACCTACCGCATCTGGCAAGTCCTTCATCATATTCCTGATCATGTGCCATTACCTGATGCTCGATAAGAACATCTTGATCGTGGTTCCTACCACGTCTCTTGTCGACCAGATGGCTTCCGACTTTGTTGAATACAACAAGGGGCGCAAGATGGACATCCATAAGATCCGCGGTGGCATGGAAAAAATATCCGAAGCCAGAATCACGATCACGACTTGGCAGTCCATCTACAAGATGAAGAAAGAGTTCTTCGAGAAGTTTGATGTAGTCTTCGGTGATGAAGCACACAACTTCAAAGCTAAGTCTCTCACATCTATCCTCGAGAAGATGCCGCATGTCAAGTATCGATTCGGTCTTACAGGTACGCTCGACGGAACTCTGACCAACAAGCTGGTACTCGAAGGACTTTTCGGACCCGTTTATCAGGTTATCAAGACGAAGAAACTGATCGATGATAAGGTCCTTGCCGCGTTCGACATCAAGGCCATTGTTCTGAAGTACTCTGACGAGACCAGAAAGGCGAACAAGGGTAAGACCTATCAGGAGGAGATCGACTGGATCGTTCGTAACCAAGCTCGTAACACATATATCAGGAACCTTGCGTGGAACCTGAAAGGCAACACCCTCATACTCTTCCAATACGTCGATAAGCACGGTCAGGTTCTTTACGACATGCTGAACAAGTCTGAGGAACATGCTGTACATTTCGTCCACGGGGGCGTGGGTACGGACGAGCGTGAGGCCATACGCCTGGACGTACGTAAGACGAGAGGCAACATCATTTGCGCCTCATACGGTACGTTTAGTACAGGTATAAATATTCCAGAGTTGGACAACCTAATATTTGCTTCTCCCTCAAAGGGTCGCATCAGAAACCTACAGTCCATCGGACGCGTCTTACGCAAGGGTAACGACAAAACTTCTGCAACTCTATATGACATAGCCGATGACCTTCAATGGAAAAATACTCAGAACTTTGCTGTAAGGCACTTCGTGGAAAGAGTGAAGATCTACACTGATGAAGGATTCGACTTTAAGATTTACAACGTAGATGTAAAGGGATGACGAATGCAACTGATCCATATCAAG